CTAAATGCGACATTTGCCTTTCAGCGGATTAAGGTCGATTGCATCCTGTAGAAAATCTGGGGCAAAGTGTGCATACGTCATCGTCTGAGATAAATTGGCGTGTCCCAGCAATCGCTGTAGCGTCAGGATGCTACCGCCGTTCATCATAAAATGCGTTGCAAACGTGTGTCTCAGAACGTGTGTCGCCTGCCCGCCTGGTAACGTCGGTTTCACTTCCTTTAAAATTTTCCGGAAGCGCTGATACGATATATCAGGGAACAGTAGCCCGTTTTTGCCGTCACATATCATGTCGGCAACATCATCAGAAATCGGCACAATCCGGGGCTTGCGGGTTTTGGTGAATGTGAATCGTATTTTATTGTGAATCACATGTTCCCGTTTTAACCTTGCTGCCTCGCTCCATCGTGCGCCGGTACTGAGGCAGAGAACGGCAACATTATAATCATCACCGCTAAGATGGTTCAGCAATCTGCTGATATCATCATCAGTCAGGTATGACATTTCCGCAGCCTGCTCTCTCAGTTTTTTATAACCGATGAAAGGGTGTTCGCCAAAATAAAGACCAGCATCAATTAAATGCGTAAAAATGCCGCGCACAGCGGTAATTTCACGATTAATCGACGATGCTTTAACCCCGTGTGCCGTGCGTATCTGGCAATACTGGGATATAAGAGATTTGTCTATTTTTGGCGTGGCGGGGTCTGACATCACGCGGCAAAACATATCAATTCTGTTCTTTTGATCTCGTCCATGATCGAGATGACTCCCAAATAAATCCCACCATTGCTGCGCTATTTCGCTTAACAGGCGGTTGTCGGTTAACTTCGGCGCCCATTCTTTCGAGTGGTTGGCCATCACGTACCGTTCATAATTAACGGCTTCAAACTTCTTATCAAATTTCCGTCTGACGCGCTTTCCGTTGCGGCCAGTCGGACGAATGTCCACTTCATAGCGACCATCTTCGAGTTTCTTAATTGACATAAGAAAGCCCTCCGAGGGTGCAAAGACTTTGTGAATCAATAAACTCACAAAAGTCGAGATGTATTGTTAGCCAGTTTTCTTGTCTGAGCGGGATGACGTTGTTTCGTACGGCCCATTGTGTGCTAAGGCCGGTGCAATTTGACCAGCTTCAGGGTTGACCTCATCAAACATGAACCAGTCACGGTATTTTCTGAATCGCGGGTGTTTGAATAATTTAATTCCGGCTTCCATCGGCATTTTTGCTTTACCTGTTTCATAACCATGATAGGAATAGTAATTAATTCCAACTAAATCAGCTATTTCCTTGGTTTTCATTCGTTCGGAATCACGGATTAACTTAAGTTTTTCACTTTGATCTATTGACATAACTTGGAAGATCTCCAATTATATAACCAGATGTTCAACTCCCGCTTTAAGGATATAGCGGGCATGAGAGAGCTACAGAGAGCCACAACAAGAGAGGTTAACAGATGGCAAAGGATAACGTAAAGGTTGCTGATACCAAGATTCATGGCATTGCAAATTATGTGACAGAGGCCAAGTTCGCAGAAATGATCGGAAAAACCACACAGGCTGTTTCTGATATGCGTAAAGCAGGAAAATTACCGTATGTGGAAATGAAGAACCCGAACGGTAGCCGCGGCGAGTATTACATCTGCGTTTCCGAATGGAACGAGGGTATGAACCTTGCGCGTGCCACCCTGCCCGACGAAATCCGAAGCGGCTGGCTTATGTGGCTGGGTCTCGGTAAACCACAGGTTAGTTGAGGTTGACCATGGTCAAGCAAATCAGCACACACAGCCAGGCATATCGCGGGTTTATTATTATCACCCTACCGCGTAACGCGACACGGGAAATAACGCAGTATCACGTCACCCTGTCTGATGGGGCTGATAGCTGCCACTCGTTCGGGAAGTTTGACGCACTGGCACAGGCAACAGATTTTATAGATTCATTGTTCGATAAGAAATAAAGTCGGTGAATTTTTATCACAACAACAGAAATATGTGGGGAAATTATGAATGTTCAGTTTCAGCATAAATTAACCGGCGAATCAGTTATGCGCCATTCACATAAAAAACATACCTGCGCAGATAAAGTGGCGCTGATTGTTTCTTTAATTGCATTGGTTCTTATCATCATTAAGTGAGGTTACTCATGGAACAGGCTTATGATATCGGTGAACAACGTGCATTTCCTATTCCAATCAGTAAGCGTGCCGATGGTTTAAATCATATAGCAAAATTACGTTCTGAGCGTTTCGGAATTGAAAATAAAGAACTGGAATCATTTTTTAAAGAAATGCGTGACCGTTTTGATCCGATGTATCAGGATAATAAAAAATTCCTTGGTGTCATTTTATATATGGCCAACATCGAAAAAGAAAGACACGAATGCGATTACAATGATTTCAGTAGTAAAGAAATTTTTAATATTGTAAAAGCAATTAATCACATCAGAGCAATCAGCGCGATATTACCGAAACACCTAGTTTTACCACAGTAATTATATAAACGAATTTTTAATGACCTTAACCGGTCAGGGCTTTTTATTACCTGAAATAAGGAAAAATCATGACCAGACCTGTATCTGTTTTTATGCCAGCCGAACACTCAGAAACAGATAACGCCGTAGTTATCGAATGTGTAATTAAACAAAACCGCATGGATGAACGTCGTACTGTTGCTGATCGCTACGCATCACGTATGCGCACATTTGCCGCAATAGCCGTACGGGACAAATTGGATTGCTATCAAATGGCTCAGTTACTTGAAAGCGAAGCCAGTGAATCAGAACGCCAGATTCAGGAATGGAGCCATGTCTGACGAAATCGACCGCGCCAATGACCACGCCGCACTTGTGCTTGAAAGCCAGATAGCCGCAGCCCGTATTACTGCTGCGGGTGTGTCCGCATTTGAATGTGAGGGGTGCGGTAAGCCAATCCCTGAACCACGCCGCCGCGCTGTGATCGGCTGCACCATGTGCATTGATTGCCAGGCAATTGATGAGCTGAAAAACAAACATTACCGGAGCGTGTGAGGTGGCTACAGCCTACTACAACGAGAACAATCCGTTCGCCGCTCAGCGGTTACGCGAGTTCATTGCGGCAGGCTACATAGCCCCAGGTATTGTGGACGAGAGGAGTATTGAAGATGTCACACCAAATGACTTACGCGGATTCACGCAATGCCACTTCTGTGCAGGAATCGGAGTCTGGTCATATGCCATGCGCCGGGCTGGATGGCGCGACGATAGACACGCTTGGACAGCAAGTCTGCCGTGCCAGCCTTTCAGCCAGGCAGGTAAAGGAGATGGATTTGATGATGAGCGGCACTTATGGCCGGCATTCGACCACCTCAGAAGAGAGTGCAAGCCTCGCGTTATCTTTGGTGAACAGGTTGCAAGTAAAGACGGACTCGCTTGGCTCGACCTTGTACAAGCTGACCTGGAAGCAACGGGCTACGCCATCGGGGCGGTTGATTTATGCGCTGCGGGCTTCGGTGCGCCGCATCAAAGACAGAGATTATTCTGGGTGGCCGACACCATTGGCGGGGAGTTACCGGGGGGCGGGGATGTCTGGACGGCAGGGTGGAATGAACCTTCAAACCGCCGCGCAGCTGGCGGGATGGACAACACCAAGTGCATCGGATGGAAGCCGGGGAGGAACAGGAATAACGCCGGGAATGACGGGCAGCAGTTTAGCCCAACAGTCAAAAATGGCTTTACCAGTCCGACAAAAGGCTACTGGAGAGATGCTGACTGGTTGTTCTGCAGGGATGGCAAGTGGAGGCCAGTTGAACCCGGAACATTCCCGTTGGCTAATGGGATTACCTCCAGAGTGGGGAAAATAAAAACTTACGGGAATGCCATCGTCGCGCCGGTCGCGGAAGAATTTATCAGAGCTTACATGGAAATAAGAAACCATGAATAAAACCATCCTCAAATGGGCGGGTTCAAAAGTCGGCATTTTGGAACAGCTGCGCCCGTACCTGCCAAAAACAAAACGCCTCGTTGAACCGTTTGCTGGTTCCTGTGCTGTGATGATGAATACTGACTATGAGCAGTATTTAATTGCAGATGTGAATAACGATTTAATTACCATGTATCAGCAAATAGCGTCAGATAATATTGATGAGGTTATAAGAACCGCATGCGGTCTTTTTGAATTAGAGGCTGTCGAATCGGGTTATTATATAGAGCGCGATTTTTTTAATAAAAGTAAACATGTATTGCAGCCAGAGTATATCGCCGCGTATTTCATATACTTAAACCGTCACTGTTACAACGGATTGTGCCGCTACAATCAAAAAGGTGGTTTTAATGTACCGTGCGGAAATTATAAAAAAACATACTTTCCGGAAGAAGAGATACGCGCCTTTGCTACGAAAGCACACAAAGCTGATATTAAATGCCAGGGCTGGGCGGCAACGCTGTTACAGACCTGTGCCGGTGACGGTATTTATTGTGATCCCCCTTATATGGGCACCGGTTTTACCCGGTACCACACCGCAGGTTTCAATGATGCCGATCAGGTTGCGTTGGCCGAAGCGCTGCAAGCGATACATGCGACCAAAGGCTATCCGGTCACGGTGTCAAACTCGCTGGCCGCAAAAGAGCTGTATGCGGATTTAGGCTTCACGCTCCATGAAATAGAAGCACCACGAAAAATATCTGCGAACGGAAACAGAAAGCCGGTCACCGAAATCATTGCCACACTCGGGGCGTAACATGGATGTAACGCCGGAGCACAATAGCGACGTATTTAAATCAATGCGCCGCCAGGTCGAAGAATATCAGCCGGGGTTGTCGAAAGACGCAACCTTGGCTGAACGCGTTATGTATGAGGCAAACCCGGATGATCTGGATTTTCAGCGCCAGTTCACGGCGGACATGCCGAATTCACTGGCGTATTATTTCGCCACGCAGTACGCCAAAAGATTCCGCACTGAAAAAAACGGCCGCAGAGCTGCTAACACATACCTGCGCGAACGCTGCGCCGATGTTCTCCCCCGCTACAGAATGGTCACCGCTGAGTACCATATCGACCATGACACCCGCAACTTTGACGCATTCCCGGTAAAAATCGTTGATCGCCTGAATGACCTGCACCGGATGGGTAAGCAGGCCATTAAAGAATTGGCGTTGAGTATGGCTAATCACATCATTATGATTTTCCGTGAATACTGCGAAATTCAGGAAAATGTATCACCGCTGGAAGCCACCAAATGTATTTTTAAACGCCTCGGAACTGTGGTTTGCCAGATTGGTACCGTTGCTCCTTATTGGCAGCAGTTTACCGCTGGCCGCAAAAAACCGACTGAGAACCAGATGATATCCGGCATGCTGAGAATGATGTCTGAAAAGTGGTGGGCCGGGCGTTTAAAACGGATGCGTGATATCCGTGCCGAGCATCTCGCTATCGCGGTAGGACAGGTTCAGAACAAAGCATCCCCGTATGTTTCCCGCCGG